ATATCATCAGTAACCACAATGTCTGCGTGCTTTCCAGTTATGGACGTACCAATACCAAGTCCAACCACCTGCGGCGCTCCCTTTGTTGATGTACTAAGGTTTGTATCAATCTCGGATGTTGTCTCTCGCTCAAATACCAAATCCGTTCCGTATAGCGTGTTGACGATATCTCGCAGTGCTCCGCTCCTCAGTATCTTCTGCGACTGTTGTATTACCTCGGTCACGTCATCATCCGTCTTACGGAAGAACATGACGTTCTCCGTCGGAGATATCACTGTATGGAGCGCAAGGAATAGTGATAGATCTGTTGTCTTGTACGATCCACGATGTGCGAGTAGTGTCTGGTCATCGCTCGAATATAAAAAAGACCTCAACCACTCGTTGTGTAGAGTAGTAAGGTCTTTAAAGCCTACCCAGTGCCCTATCAGATAAGGCTCATCGTACAGTAGATCAAGTATTCTCTTTTTGTCGGCGTTCAAGGTATTCCCTCATTTCTTTGACTGAATCATCTATCGGCGTGCTAACCTCTACCGTCTGACGGTCACACCATTCAGCACGTTTGCGGTTCTTAAGCCAGAATATCTGCGCCGTTGTATCCGGCACTACCTGTTTCTTCGTGACTTTCTTCTTCGCTAGCATTCCGTCTTCGTCGTATTCCTCAGACACTTCCTCGTATTCATATCCCAGTGCTCTTTTTAGCAAGGCGTTCTCCACCTGCCGGTCAACTACTTCCTTGCCACGTTTTAAGGCGTTCGATATGTCCGGATATTTATCACACCATGCATTAAGCGTGCTTCTGGATATCCCCATATTCGTAGCAATCTGCTCATTTATTAGTCCATCCCTCGCCCATCCCTCTATCTTGATAAGTCCCTCTTCTGCGATCCACTCTTCGTATTTTTTTAACACCTTATCACCTCCGTGGTATGAATATCTTTTCTATGGTGCTGTTTCTGCTTGTTCCATAGGAGCATACTTTCGCACGCTCTGCTATACATTCAAATCTGTCCTCCGGCATCCAATATTCTGAAATATATACTGGCACATCCTGTTGACATGCCCAGTCATAAAATGCTTCGTGGTCAAACGCACCTTTCCCGTAACCGCCTGTATTTACATACGGTATATCGCAGTAAATCACGCTGTTCGGTTTGACGTTTACATCCCGATAGTCACCGGTGTGCACTTCCAGACCTTTCAGTCTCTCTAGGCTCTCTAGGCTCTGTAGTCTCTGTAGGCTCTCTAGGCTCTGTAGTCTCTCTAGGCTCTCTAGGCTCTGTAGGCTCTGTAGTCTCTCTAGTCTCTCTAGGCTCTGTAGTTCTTCATTAAGCTCTGACCACGGAATCGTCAATCCCGGAATGATAGTCTGCATCTTCTCATAAGCTTCTGCCGTAGGTAACGCCCACTGGCTTTCTCCGAAGTAATGTCCTGCCATGCCGTTAGTCCCAAGAAGTCTATCGACATCTGCAGCAGTTCTCCCAGATTCTTTCAAAGCATTCCGCATATATTCACGTATATCCTTTGTCTTACTCTTAAGCGCATCCGCTTTAATCTTCTTTGCATCTATGGTTCCGTCTTTCTTGCGTACCATCTCGATTCCACATTCGGTGCACAACCTTTCGGCTTGCTCCGTTAATCTATCTATATCTTTCCTCACCAGATCGAATTCTTTTACAAACGCTCGCCAATGCGTCTGTGCTTCTTCTGGTGTTTTTGCAAAAAACATAAAATGCAGATGCTTTTTGAACCGTTCTACTTCCGGCGCATACATATAGTTTCTTCCATTGTTCCCGAAGCTCCACGCATATCGGATATACGGATCGGTGTCCTTGAACATCTCGAATGTCTCCCTGCTGATCCATCGTTCTTCGTTTGCAAGCTTTCCGCTTACGGCATCCATGAATAGCTGAACGATATCCGGCTCTATGTCATTGAGGATATAATTCTTCCATTTTCCCGATTCCATAGCGCAATGCGTCACTGCGCATCCCCCGGCGAATAAATCATATAGGTTATCGGCTTCCGGTAGGATGTCGACCACCCACTCGGCAATGCTGTTTTTACTGCCCTTATACGGCATTCCATATCTTTTCATATTTCTCCAATCAAAAAAGACGGTTGTCCGTCTTTTGCATGCAGTATATAATCCGTTCGCTTTTCCACGCACAAGAAAAAGCACCTAGCTAATGCCAAGTGCCTTTCCTTGATAAGTTAGGCTGGTCCCGATCAAATGAGAAAAAAACGAACGTTTTTGTCTGTCTTTCGACATTACCATTTTATCTCATCTAGATGTGCGATTCAATGACATCTTTCTACCACCACTCGCTTTCATCCGTCCTGTGATCCGCATGGATAAATATCACTGGTCGTGTTCCGTCAGAACCATCGTTGATAATTTCCAACTCGCCTATGTAATTAAAACCCTCTGCCGCATCAAGATAAACTGTTAAGCTCACTTCTCCGCCCAGCACCTCGGTTACTCGCTGGGATACTGCCTCTTTGAACTCTGCTGTATCCGTGATATCTTTCTTCTCTACCACAATCGGTGTCGGCTCTGGCTGATCCTGCTTCTCGGCGCATCCGGTTAATGCCAGGGATGCCAGCAGGATGGTTAATGCTTTTTTTAATCTATCCATTTTTTCACTCCTCATAATTCATTACAATTGTAATTACTTTTACAAGTACTTTCTGAATCTGATCGTAAATATGGTGGTCGTCACTGCCGAAGTGTGAACACAGCCTTGTATTTTCTGTTCCTCTGTCGTAACATTCTTCCATAAACTCAGGGCAGTATATATCATCTTCTTCAATGATTTCTCCGTACTCTCTCCATTGATAAAGAATACGTCTTTCTACCATTTCGTTTACAATATCGTCTGAACGCTTTTCGCCGTTCAGATGTTTGATACAGCAATCGATATATCCAAGCTTGTCGCAATATCTGTATTCTTTTGCTGTTTCCGCTGTATAGCCTTTAAATGACTCTATTATCTGTTCTTTAAAGTCTTCTGGCAGGTTAAAAGCATCTACAATTACACCTCTAGGCAACTCGATACTATAGCTTCTCATCCCCTATGCCTCCCTGTATGGCTCTGGTAATGGCATCCAGGCATTTACAAACATCCCATAAGAAAGCAACGTATCGTCATCATCGCCTTGATAGAAGTTTCCGCCGCCATCTTCGTGTTTCTCATATCTGCCAATGCACAAGCCCGTGTAATTTGAAAACGAAAGCAAAATATATTCATCTGATTTCGGCAATCTCTCGCTTATCGGAATCCATCTTCCAAACTCTTCTTTCTCTGCTTCCTCCACCAGCTCAAACCTGTATTTCTGCTTTACATCTGGATATTTCTCGTGGTCAACTTCGCTTACGAACATTCCATAAGGTCTGCTCCATACGGCACCATCCTCGCATTCATACACTACGCTGAATTGTCCCGGTGCTTCCGTGTCCTGACTGATATGCAGTACCTTGACGGTGTGTCCTTTGAAATGTCTGTATACCTGTCCAGCAATAACATTTCTGTCGTTATCTACTGGAACTTTTCTTTTGAAGTATTTCTCACAATCTGCAAGGTCGCAATTATCATAATTCAATGGGCTTTCATCGTCCCATTTTCCAATATCAGACTCTTCTACATGAATATGTTGATGTATCATGCCGTCAAGGGAATAATTGATACCGCTTTCTATTTCACTTAATTCATATAAATCATCTGGATCAACCAGATATCCACTGATTTTAAATATCTTCGCCATATTTCTCACACACCTCCAACTTTTTCAGATCCTCAATCTTCCACGGCTCTGCATCCGACCATTTGATCATTGGGAAGTCAATACAAAACATCATTAATGAATTTAGTTCGTTCAAGTCGTCACTATCCCAACAGTCTATAGATTTCTCTCTATTTTTCATCATTTCACCTCTATCCTGTTAATTGCATTTCCACAGTTTCCCGAATTATCTTTGCATTTATATGCACACATTTCTTTTTGACCGCATTCTTCGCAACATATATATTTGTTAAAAAAGCAATCATACTTGCAAGAAAACGTGTATTTACCCCTAGGCTCTCTTGAAGGTGTATAATGGTTCGCAAAATGTGGATTAATACTACATGTCTTGCATATATCAGCTTTTCCACACTCTAATGTGTACGTTGACCGGCTATCTTGATATATACAAAGGAAGCAATCTTCGTCTAAATCTCGCGCGGATAATAACTTTCTGTATACATTTTGCACAAACGCATCAAGATCAACAAAATCTTTCTTCCATGATTCCGAGTCATTAACATCATGCATAGTAATTATTCTAAATTCCACTCGCTTTTCGTCATCCACTGATATACCGCGTTCGTATTCCTCTTGTGTCAAATTCAATTCTTTAAAATCCGGTACAGAAAACAAGATATCGTGCATCCACCCATATACGTTATCTGCTTCTACGCGCACTGTGTAGAATTCATTATCATTACAAGCTTGATTCCTGAATATATCTCTCAGTGTCTTCATGATAATTTCAGCTTTTCTCGGTTGCCTATTCGGTGCCTGATCATACAACTGACCTGCTACGGCATACAAAAATTCCCGTTCGCTGATTCTAACTGTCTGTTTTCTCATATTATCCAACCTCAATTCCTATATCTTCTTTCAGCATAGTCTCAATATCTTCCAAGCTGATATATCCCCTGTTGTACGAGTCAAGAATGTCCTGGAACTTGTCCGCAAACCGCCCCACACGCTTTTCACCGAAATCAAATGCCTGATTCAACGCCAGACACCCGATCATCATGAACAGCTTGTGAGTTGCTATGATCAGATTATCAGCGTCTCGTCGATTCAAAACCTTGCTTCTCCTATATGCCTGTTGTTTATTGTTATAGTATTTCATGTATTTTTTGCTCCTCCTACCAATTCATTTCCATTCTTTGTGCAATTGCCTCTATTACATTTACGGTTACTCCATTACCTGCTTGCTTGTATAACTGACTGTCCGAATTTATAAACTGTGCTTTCTCAAAATAGTCATCCGTCCATCCTTGTAGTCGGAAACATTCCCTCGGTGTCAGTTTTCTGATCGCTATGTAGCATTGGTATTTTTCATACCAGACAGCATATGCGGTTAGTTCTTCTGATATCTGAACAAAGATTCCACCTTTTGCATTATCTGTTGGAATTTCAACCGCTACACCATGCCTATCTTGTCCAGTGAGCGTAAACATAGGTTCTTCATCTTCCTTAAATCTCCTCCCGTTCTGACGTTTTTCTGCCCTATCTGGTGTCAGAACTGGAATTGCAACTCCACTTGCTTCTGCTTTATGATTCGCGATTCCTTTGTTGTATCTAGCCTGTAAGTACCTTGCCTTATTGGTTAACTCTGATTTTTGATAGCTCAAATCTATAAAACACGGCATCGCTACATGATGTCCGCTTCCACCACCCTGTGCTGTGTCTAGTGCTTCTGTGATGCCGTTCTGACCAAATACCTGTGTATTTCTTCTGTATCCGTCTTTGTGCCCGATTATTGAAACACGATTTTCTCCGTCTGCTCTTTCAACAGGAAATACTTTTGTGGTACTTCTCCCTCTAAGATGTCCGATAATGAAACACCTTTCTCTGTTTTGTGGCACTCCGAAATCTTTGGAGTTGAGCACTTGCCATTCTGCATCGTACCCCCCCTGTTCCATTTCAATGAGCAATCGGGCGAAATCCCATCCTCCATTAACACTAAGCAAATTCTTAACGTTCTCAATGAAAAGGTAATTGGGTTTATCTTCTTCTTTGAGCTGTCTGATAAGGTACATAACTCTGAAAAACAGGCTTGAACGGCTTCCTTGAAATCCAAGTTGTTTTCCTGCAACTGAGATGTCCTGGCATGGGAATCCGAAGCACCAGCAGTCTGCTTTTGGTATGTCATCGGCGCAAACTCGTCTAATGTCATTTGCGTACCATTCTCCATTTCTGTATTCATCTTTCAAAATCTCCTTTTGTCGCTTTTTCAGTGGTAATTCTTCCAGTGTTTTCCTCTGCTCATCCGTCAGAAGATGCATGGATATATAGCTTGCGGTAGCGAATTTATCAAATTCACAAAATCCTACACATTCATGTCCGGCAAGCTCCATTCCTCTTCTAAAGCCACCTATCCCAGCGAACCAATCAATAAATCGCATTTAACAAGCCTCCTCATACCTCTATATCCTCATCCGCCGGAAACTGGAATACTTTTGGAGCACAGAACCAAGCAGCAAAAGTATCTGATTTTGCCTGTAAATAATCCCCGTATTTCATTCTGAGCATCTCCATAGCCTTAATTGCCTTTTCCTCTGTGGAGTATTCCGCTATTACTGGATCGCTTATAATTCTTTCTACACTAGAAAAGTTCTGGCTCATAAGGTATATTCCGCTTCCGTATCTCAATAACATAGCTTGCTCATATGGTATGTCGTAGCATCCGTCCTGGCTAATTACTCTCATTTTCATCCTCCTCCGGTATTCTAAGATGTTCTAGTGCCTTGTTGTGAATCCTGTGTATTTGTCTCTCAGAAAACATCATCTTTTCCGCAATTTCCCAAAATGCCACTCCTTTTATGTATCTGTAAAAAAGCACATCATCCTCGTTTTTGTTTTCGAGCGTCTTGATTCTTCTTGTGATATCATTAAACATCATAATCCGCTCACCACGTTCGTTTTTTAGGCTTCGGATCATTGCGTCAATCTGTGCCACATATCCAGAAAGGTCGCTCTGGTCGCTACCTCTTGGCATTCCGTCATTAGCTCCGGCAGAAGCTGACATCTTTAGTTCTCTCAGTTCTGCTATCTCTTCTGTTAATCTATGTACGCGTCTCACATGGACTATATACTGTCTGAGGTACTCTTTCTTTTTTTCTCGCTCCTGCCTATCCACTTATATTCTCCTTTACATCTACTTTCTTCTTTTTCAGATATCCCAACGTGCTATATGCCGGATTTCTGAATCTTTCCATTGCTTTCTGATCAGGACGACTAGCCGCTTCGCTGTCATGCTGAGCGATTAAATCCAGTTGATAAGCCTTGCTCAGATTAAGCCTCTTCATCGGTTACCTCCACAATTTCTCCATCTTTCATCCAGTACAATGTATTTTCTTTGATTCTCTCGCCATCAACATGTACCATCATAGAACCTTTAAATCCCCATGCTTCCTCTTCCCGGAGAAGTGCTCCGTTTTCTGACAGTTCCCATTCAGCAAACACGAGCGTTGATCCGATTACTCCCCTTGCTCTCGATTCCGGTCCCCAAGCCACAGCAACACTATTAGGATGATTAGCTTCGCAAGTGCCGCGGTACCCTGTGTTAGAGGATACTCCGCAGTTACCTGTGTTAGAGGATGCTCCGTAGTCCCCTGTGTTAGAGGATGTTCCGCAGTCCCCTGTGTTAGAGGATGCTCCGCAGTTACCTGTGTTAGAGGATGTTCCGTAGTCCCCTGTGTTAGAGGATGTTCCGTAGC